GCACAATGCGTTCTTATGAAAAAAAGCATGGGGTGGCTAAGTGAGAGAAATAAAAAGCTCACCTTTAAATACCCTTGTTTTATATATCCTGGCCTTGGCAAATACGCCACCACCTACCCCAAGTGGCTTTATTGAACGGGCTAGCAAAAAAAGTAAATTCAATCGCAGACAGCTGAAGTCCTGGTATTCATGAGTGATGAAATAGACAGAGCCAATGACTACGCATCTTTTGCCAATGAAGTTGCATTAAAAAATTATGCGCAAAATCAGCACTCAGCTAAGCAGCGAATTATTGATGATGTGGTGATGTGTGATGACTGTGAAAATGAAATACCTTTGAATCGTCTTGCAGCAAAACCGGATTGTATCCGTTGTATTGATTGCCAATTGGCTTACGAAAAAGAGTTGAAACTATGAATATAGAATTTGCCAAATTTGGCTTTGATATCATCCAGACCTTGCTGATTGCGATTATCGGGATCATGAACTGGTTAAACAATCGACAGAAAGTAACCAGTGCAACTATCTCGCGGCTTGAAAACAACATAGACACCCGGTTGGATGACCAGGGCGAGCGCTTAACCCGCGTTGAAGAAACGGTAAAACATGTGCCAAACCATGATGATTTTAAGCGCGTACACCAGCGCCTTGATACTTTGAATGGTGCTTTCCATGAAGTTAAAGGGGAGCTGCAAAGTTTTAAGGCAACGCTTAATTTAATCCATCAGTATTTAATGGAACATAAGTAATGGCCATCCACGTTGCCCCCGTTGTGCTGCATTTGCGTGGCTACGAACATGCAGAAGACGTGGACAAGCCGCTATATCAAATGAAAAAGCCGTATGACTATCACTGCATCATGATCATAAACGACCTTGGCATAGCCAGGGTTGCTGGCTTGGTTGGAACCATGCCGATTAAGGATTACCGAGACCTCTTTAAAATTGCAAAAAACAATGGTGCCTGGCGCATGGATTACCGACACAAAGAAAAAGAAATACAAAAAGATTTAACTCACATCAAGGCGTAAATATGAACATTGAAGATAAAATTGTAAGTAAAGGTTTGATAGCACCAAGGATTACGCCGGAACTTATTGAATCAAAAATTAAAAGCGAATTTTATTTTACTGCGTTGCAAGGTGCGCGTATGTCAATGATTGATAACACGGTTGAAAAGCTGGAGCCGTTTGCTCCACTTGAGCCAGCACTGGGTTTATTAACAATTTGTGTATTAGTGCTAGCCAATGGTTTTACAGTTTTAGGCGAGTCAGCCTGTGCTAGTCCTGCAAATTTCAATCAAGTGGATGGCAGGAAGTTTGCCAGGGAAAACGCATTTAATAAAATTTGGGTGCTTGAAGGTTATCGGTTAAAAGAAGCTTTGGCAGGGGGTTAAGAGTATGAATTTTAACGACCACGTAAGCGCCCACCGGCGCTTGGCTATTTTAAAGCTGCTATTCGATAGCATGGCCTATACCAGCAATGATATATTCTTAAAAAATGCACTAATGGCTATTGGACAGCCTGTTAGCAGTGATACCTTACGCAATGAATTGCAGTGGCTACATGAGCAACAGCTGGTAGTCGCCAACCCAATGGAAGGCATTACTTCTGCTACGTTAACGGTACGTGGTAGTGATGTGATTGGTGGGCTTACTCATGTGATCGGTGTGGCAAGGCCAGAACCAGTATGATCCGCGCACTCGTAGTTTTAGTCTTGGTTGAAATGGCGTTGTATTACGTCTGCTTGCACTTAGGCAAGCTATTTGCATTTTTACTATCGGTCGGTGTGTAATGGCCCCTCGCCCACAAATCCAACTCCTGCCCATTGATGTTTTAGATGCGTTAAATGCCCGGTTAGTCGAACAGTCATTTAGCAACTATGAAGGGCTTTCTGCTTGGCTGCAAGATCAGGGCTTTCAAATCAGCAAAACAGCTGTTTGGAAGCATGGCAGCACATTACAGGCGGCTATGGAAAAATCTATAAACCGTGCCCGTGAGCGCATGGAAATAGCCAAAGCATTAGGTGGCGCCAGTGATGACGACAAGGCCGCGCTGATGGAAGCTAATGAAATGGTAGCTATGGATCAAATTATGGATATGTTTGATTCCGTTGCTGGGCTGGAAGTAACCGACAGAATGAAAGCGGTACCGAGTTTAGTGCGTGCGATCGCAGATTTAAACCGCTCTGCCATTGGATCAGCAAAGTGGAAAAGAGAATATGAGGCAGAAACAAAACGCCAGGCGCGTGAAGATGCCGCAAAAATAGCCACCTCTGCTGCGAAAGCTGAGGGCGTATCTGCAGAAGGCTTAGCAAAAATTCGTGAAGCATTAGGATTTATCAACTAATGCCCAAAGCACTTATAAAACCAGCCAGCCCAGACGGTATCTTTTTAGAATTCCAACAACGTTGGATTCAGGATAATTCCCGCCTTAAGTTAATGGAAAAAAGCCGTCAGATTGGCGTGAGCTGGTCAACAGCGTATGCCGCTGATGAGCGCACTGCCTTGGCTGGTAATAAATGGGATCAGTGGGTTAGTAGTCGTGATGACTTGCAAGCCAGGCTATTTATAGAAGATTGCAAAATGTGGGCAACTGTTTTGCAAGTTGCCGCTAATGATTTAGGTGAAAAAGTTATTGATGAAAAGACCCGTCTAACCGCCTACGTGTTGGAGTTTGCCAGTGGTAAGCGCATACACAGCATGTCCAGCAATCCCGATGCCCAAGCCGGTAAACGTGGAGGGAGGATCCTGGACGAGTTTGCTTTACACCCAGATCCGCGCAAGCTTTGGTCGATAGCTTACCCAGGTATCACATGGGGCGGATCGATGGAAATCATCAGTACGCATCGTGGCAGCCACAACTTTTTTAATCAGTTAATCCGCGAAGTCCGCGAACACAACAACCCAAAAAACATTAGCTTGCACCGTGTAACCTTGCAGGATGCGTTAGATCAGGGTTTTTTGTGGAAGCTGCAGAAAGCATTGCCGCAAGATCATGAAGTGCAAGAGATGGTTGAGGCAGACTATTTTGAATTTATTAAGTCCGGCTGCGCTGATGAAGAAAGCTTTTTACAAGAATATATGTGCGAGCCTGCCGATGATGATAGTGCATTTTTGGAATATGACTTAATAGCAAGATGCGAATATTCGGCGGGCGAAGACTGGGAATATGATTTACATGCTTTAAACGAAGCAAAGCGCCGTGGAGCCAAGCTATTTGCAGGGTTAGATATTGGCCGCAAAAAAGATTTAACCGTGCTGTATGTTTTAGAGCTGCTGGGTGATGTGCTTTATACCCGCATGATTATTGAGCTTAAAAACATGAGCAAGCCAGATCAAGAAAAAGAGCTTTGGCCGGTAATGGCCTTAATGGAACGCACTTGCATAGATAACACAGGCTTGGGTATTGGCTGGACGGATGATGCACAAAAGCAATTTGGTGAATACCGCGTTGAAGGCATTACGTTTACTACCCGCACAAAAGAAGCAATGGCCTACCCAGTACGTGGCGCAATGGAAGACAGCAAATTACGCTTACCATATAAGCCAGAATTGCGCGCTGATTTACGCGCCGTAACCAAAGTAACCACCGCCGCTGGCAATATCCGCTTTACTGCGGAACGATCAGAAAACGGCCACGCTGATAGATTTTGGGCGCTGGCACTGGCTAAACATGCCGCTGATAACGGTGCTGTTATTAACACTTACACCCCGTTGAAACTAAAATGGCTATAGATAAAACATCGGACACATTTTTAATAGACAGCTATGAGGGCCAGGGCGGATATTGCACTGGAAGCTATTTAGTTAAGCATCCGCGCGAAACGGATGAAAAGCTAAAGGCTAGAATAGACTTGGCTGTTTACCCAAACTTTGCTCGCAAGATCGTTGATGTGTTTATGGGTTTTTTGTGGCAACAAAGCCCCACCCGTGAAGTAGATGATTTATACACCCAGTTTTTAGCTAATGCAGACAGCAACAAAGGCAAGCTGGATACGCTTATGTTTAGCTATCAACGCTTAGCCATGATACTTGGTACGGTTTACATTATTGTTGACAGGCCAAAGGATATTGGCACATCTAAAGCTAGCCAGTCTTTACCTTATTTGGCTTTGCGCAAACCAAGCCAGTTGGTTGCAGAAGTAAAGAATTCAGCGGGCGTGTGGGAGTCCATAACGTTTAGCGAAATACAAAACAAAAAAACGGTTTACCGCACATACACATTAACCGGCTGGTTATTATCTAAAAATGCAGATGGTAGCGATATTTTGGACCAGGGCGTTTATAACCTTGGCAAAGTGCCTGTAGTGGCTTTGCACATTGCCAAACCCCTGGAACCAACGGATAGCAAAAGCATCAGCTTTTTTTATGATTTGGCCGCGTTAAATTGGGATTTATATAATTTAACATCGGAACTGCGCGAGCTGCTACGATCACAAACGTTTAGCATTTTAACCATACCGGTTAAAGATGAGAACGAACGCGCCAAGCTAACCGGCTTAACGATCAGCACAGAAAACGCCCTAACTTACAATCCAGAAGGCGGCGGTGTGCCGGGGTTTGTTGCTCCTCCTGCTGACCCGGTACAGTGCTACGAAACCCGCATAGATAAAGTGATTGACTGCTTATATAAGATAGCCAGCCTGGAGTTTATCGGCAGCGTGCAGCCCAGCGGCGAAGCCCTAAAGTATCACTTTATGCAAACCAACCGCACTTTGGCCGGCATGGCAGAAATGGCAGACCTGGCGGAAAACCAGATAGCCGACTTGGTTTATCTGTGGCAGGGCAAGGAATTTGGCGGGGCTATATCGTATTGCAATGACTTTAACTTATCTGACATAGCGGCGGCGGTTGCTACGGCTATTGATACGATAACGCTAGGCATGGGGCCGGAGTTTGATAACACGCTTAAAAAACGTTTAGCTAAGCAGATATTAGCTAATGACACCTCCCCTGCTGTGATGGCTGCGATTGACAAAGAAATTGATGCGGGTGGGGATTTGTATAATGACAGAGTGCAGAAAGATGCTGGCGTAAATAAAGAGGTGGTTTTATGAGTGCTGATACATTTAAAAGTGATGAGTCCACCGCAACTGAAAATTTTGTGCCATTTTATGTGGAAGATGTAGCAAATGGGCAGAAGATACCGGCCACAAAACTTTATTTTGCGGCAAAGGGTAGTGTTGGTGTACCTGTTAGTCCTGAGAATCCATTGCCGATTTCCATAATAAATGAAACCGGGCTGGCAAAAGAAACTACCTTAGCTGATGTAAAAGCAGCTGTTGAAACTATTGCAGCTAAAGACAATACAGTTGAGACAGGATTGGCTCAGCCGGTTGTTGCAGGTGACTTGGTAGTAATGGAAACGATACTAGCAGCTATTCAATCTCAGAATGAAGTTATGCTTGGGCTGGTGGATGGGGTTTATTCTCTTACTAACACGTTGAGTTTTTTAAGTGGTATTAGGGATGTTATTGGTGCTTTGAGAATCATCCCTGTTGGAGGCTCTGTAGGTACTGTGACTACTGTGACTACTGTAACATCATTAAATCAATTTTCAGGACTTAGCACAGGCAATCTTCCTCAAGCATGGACTAATCAAACTGCTCAATCAAACATTCGCAATTGCATAGGATAATCACATGGCAGTAAATAACAACAAACCTTTACTTGATCGTAAAGAGCCGCAAATGATGAGTCCTTTTCCAGTAGCTTCTGTAGCTGGAGCATGTGTAATTTCAGATGATGCAGCAGAAAGTAATCTAGCTTTGTATCTATTTTCAGCAACAGCAGCTTGGTTATATCACCATGATGAAGACGGAGCAGTTCAAACTCCTTCTCCAGCTCTAGCCGGTATTTTTGGCGCTGGCACTTGTGGTTGTATGGCCAAATGGTCAAATGCCATAACAGCCAATGGAGGCTCTACAACTTCGGCAACTACAGCGGCAAACCTAAATGGGCTAGCCAATGGGGCAATGATTAGGTTCTTAACTGGGGCTAATGCTGGTATCTATTCTACTGTTAGTAAGATTGTGACAAATCCTGGTGCAAATGCAACCTTACAATTTGCAGCTTTGCCTAATGCTGTAGCAAATACAGATACTTTTCAGCTTGATACTGGATTGTTCTTTGTACTTAATGCAGGCACAATCTCGGCGGGTAGTTTTAAATCTTATGATGCTGTTTCTGGTGTTTGGACTACTTTAAATCAAGTAGGTCTTCCTGCTGCTTGGGGCACAGATGGTAATTTAGTTAAAACGTATGGGAATACTGAGTTTGCAAATGGCACTGCGACAGGTGCAACATCTACAACTTTAGTTAATAGTGCTAAAGCTTGGGGAATTAATCAGTGGTGTAATTATCAAGTTAGGATTATTGCTGGAACTGGTATTGGACAAATAAGAAATATTGCTACTAATACTGGAACTACTTTAACAAATTCTGTTGCTTGGACTGTTACACCTGATGCAACTAGTCAGTATAAGATTGAAGCTAATGAAGATAACATCTATTTAGTAGGCAACAACGCTGTAACTTTGTATAAGTATTCTCGGTCAGCTAATACTTGGGCTACAGTAGCCCCTACAGTAGCTAGAGCAGCAGCTCCAGGCTCTGGAATGGGGAATAGATGGATTGGTAAAACTGGTGATGCTGTCTGGGCAGATGAAAGTAATATTAGGGATGGTCGATATATCTACTGTCCTCGTGGCGGCGGTTCTGGAGCTATTGATAGATTTGATATTGCAGGAGGAACTAACGGTGCTGGGGCTTGGCAAGTTATTTCATATAACAATCTTGCTGAAACCTTTACAACAGGTTCTAGTTATTTTGATTATGGCAAATACATCTACATTAAAAAAGATAACACTAACAGATTTTTCAAGTTTTCTGTTACTGGAAACTACTTAGAGCCTTTGACTACTCTAATGTATGCAGATGGAACATCTGTAGTAGGTAATAAAATATGGGTTAAGAAGTATGATGTTCCTGGTGCTATTACTTGGCTTTATTCGTTAGGCAACACATTAAACGTGTTACATCGAGTAATGTTGTTTTAACTATGTGGTTCTATTACTTATTTAAAAAGGCGAGATTAAGAAAAGGGCTTGGAAAAATAAAACGCCCAATAATCTACAGCGTATTTTTAAATAATCAGATTGCTGATTTAAATGACAGCATCATTAAAAAAATTTACACGCGACATGATATCGCACCAATTGTTACACACACATTGCAAAATGTTGCACCAGTTTTGCTTATAGAGGTGGCAAAAAATGACTGAACTACCCGTTTTTGATGCTTATATAAACCGTAATAATCTTGTGCAATTGAGCTTAAAGTCAGATGGCTTAGCAGTTGTGCATAACTTAATAACCAGAGCACAATTACAGCTAGCTACAACTGTTTTAGACAGCCAACCAACCCCTGCCCTTTTTGATCTAACCAAGCCAGACAGGCTGATTTTTAAACCAAAAGATTGTGGGTTAAGCCTGGGCAAGCATACTGCAACTGTCATTACTTATGATGTAGATAACCCGGATGGCTTCGTTTGGGGCCGCATTATCTTAAACGTGCAATGACCAATACCGAAGCGCTATATAAAGAGTTAGCCAAAGAAATTTTAAAGCAAGAAGGCAAGCTTGAGGACGATGCTAAAACCACTGTGGCCAAACTGGTTGCTGATTTAAAAGCCAAGGGCTGGCAGGTAACACCAGAGTCTGAACAACAGTTATCTGATTATCTTGATAACATGCAAAGCGCCATTGCTGCCAGCGTTAACCAAGCAGCTATCATTTCCGCCGGCGCATCTGGCTTATCCTCTGTTAAGCAAAGCGCGTTAATTGCCAAGTTGACCGAACAGGCGTTTAGCAGAAGTTGGCCGGATGGTTTAAAGCTATCTGATAGGGTTTGGAATTGGGATAAGTCTGTGCGTACTGGGTTAACTGATGTGCTTAAGCAATCTATAAAACAAGGTGAGTCTGTTGATAAAACCTTATACAAAATGCAGCGCACAATAGAGCGCGAGCATGCTGGTCAGCGTTTTAAGATTGTAGAAAAGTATAAAGATGACTGGGTTAAAGAGTTGTACGAGGCTGCCACCGGCACAATACACGATCCTGAAACCAATGCCATATGGAAAGCGGCTATTAATGATGCAGAGCAAATTATTGCTGGCTTAAAAACCACCGGAACCCGCACCGCAGCCGAGCAAGTGCTAAAGCAATTAAAGCTGGCAGTAGAAAAAGCCAGTGAAGCCGTGGCAGAAAAAGCGGTAAAGTGGTGGCTGTATGATAAGCAGCTGTATGCTATCAAGCGTATCATCAGAACCGAAATGGCAACTGCCCTGCATAATGCGGTTATTGATAGTACCATTGAAGACAATACTATAATTGGGTATCAATGGCGGTTATCGGGCAGCCATCCGGTTTATGATATTTGTGATGTGTATGCCAATGTTGATATGGGGCTTGGAAAAGGCGTGTTTACTAAAGAGGCTGTGCCACGACATAAAGCCCATCCGCATTGCATGTGCTTGTTAGTGCCCAGGGTGACAACTATCACCCAAAAAGGCACGATCAGTTATCAAGGTTTGTTGGCAAAAATGCCAAAATCAAAAAACTAAAATTAAGGCTATTTAAGCGGTATAATTTGCAAAACCGCTATCTTCGTATTGGTTTTAAATTTTACCCCTGTTAAATATGCGTTAAATGAAGGATTTGACGTATTTTGATAGACTATTTTATCCTGACGATCACAAAAAACTTTAAAAGTGCATTTGTTGGGTATGAAGGCCGACATATTCCGCGCTAAAAAATCCACCTATATCCTGTGCAAGACTTTTTATTTAAATGTTTGCATAGGACAACATCATGGCAGCAACAACCGAACCAACCGACTTACCAGACCCAACCGACTTACCCAAAGCCCCCGTTGTTGACGTAGCCGCAGAAATAGCAAAAGCGTTGGCTGAGCACAAAAAACAATTTGATGCTGCATTTAAAGCCGCTACCGGCTTTGATGATCTTAAAAGCTTTACGGATGCGAAGCTGCAATCTGAGGGAAAGCTGCAAGAGCTGGCTGATACCTCAAAATCTGAAGCCGCAAACTGGAAAAACAAATTTGAAAGTGCCGCGATTAGTGCCGCAATTTTAGGCGCGTCTGCTGATGCAATTGATGCAGGTATTGTAAAAGACCTATTAGCTGGCAAAGGCGTGGTTGATGAAGCTGGCAATGTAACCATTGACGGCAGCCCCATCAATGCAGTTGTTGCACAATTGCTTAAAGACAAACCATTTTTAGCCAAGGCCCAAGGCGACAGTGGCAGCGGCGCACCTCAAAACACGGACAGCGGTGTTAAAAACCCGTGGTCTGCTGAGCACTTTAATTTAACTGAGCAGGTTAAATTAACTAAATCAAACCCCGCAGAAGCCGCGCGTTTAAAAGCTGCCGCTGGTAAATAAACCCACTCTAATGATGCGGGTTTAAAAACCGCACAGGTAAACAACAGGAACTATCATGGCAAAGACTTTTATATCTGATTTATTAACACCAGCAGTATGGGCTGAGTATGGCTTGCAAAGAACTGCTGCCCTATCTGCATTTTGGCAGTCTGGCATTGTGCAAAGTGTACCTGACTTAGTGCTACCTAGCGCTGGCGGATCGGTTAACTTGCCGTTTTTTAATGATTTAACGGGCAGTTTGCAAAACTTAAGCGGTATTACGCCACTAACCGTGGGCAACATTACCGCTACAAAAGATGTGGCGGCGGTAATCGGCAGAGGCCAAGCTTGGTCTGTTAACGATCTAGCTGGTGTGTTATCCGGTGCCGACCCATTGCAAGCCATCATCAATTTGATTGCGGGTTATTGGTCGCGCGAAATGCAGGTAGAGTTGATCAATATGTTAACCGGCGCTTTTTCTGCGGCATCCATGTCTGTATTAATTAGTGATATTTCGGCGCTAGGCACTGAGGCACTGCGGGCATTTAACCAGACCACGTTTATTGATGCGACGCAATTGCTAGGCGATGCAAAGAGCAACGTCAGTGCCATTGCTATGCACTCAGCAACCCAAGCTTATCTTGATAAACAACAAATGATTGTTTATGAGACTACCGCCGATAAAACTATTCAGATTGCCCGTTATTTGGGCAAGCGGATTATCGTGGATGATAGCTTGCCCGTTGCGGCTGGTACTTACACATCCTATCTGTTTGGCGAAGGTGCTGTTGGCTTTGCCGAAGATACGGTTGGCGATAGCGATTTAGAAACAGACCGCGACATCTTGGCTGGTGATAGCGTGCTAACAATGCGCAGACGCTTTTTACTGCATCCTCGCGGAATTAAATGGCAAGGCACGCCAGTGGCAGAATTCCCAAGCCGTGCAGAATTGGCAGTGGGCACTAACTGGGCAAAAGTGTATGAAACTAAAAACATACGCATTGTGCAATTTAAACATAAATTGGCGTAATTATTATGGGCTTAACAGCATTTAATGCAGCTCGCAGGCGGGCAGCTGAAGGTAGTGATGAGGTTGATACGGTGGCAGTTGAACAGACTGACCCAATTGAACCAATTGAACCAGTTGAACCAATTGAACCAATTGAACCAGTTGAACCAATTGAACCAGTTGAACCAATTGAACCAGTTGAACCAGTTGATCCAGTTGATCCAGTTGACCAAGCTGAATCCTTAGCCGAAAAGCCGAAGCCTAAAACCAATGCTAAGTAAATGATTAGCTTAACTGTCGATCTAAACAACACATTATCAGTACTGCAACACTTTGCAGACGATAGCATTTTGCAGCGTGCAGCCAATGCCGCTGCAGAAAGCTGGAATGATGATGTGTTGGATTGGATCGGCAGTGGCCAGAGCTTTACCCCGCGCAATGGTGGTGGCCTGGAGCAATCCATAAGCTGGCATGGTAACGGTGATGGTTCAGCAACGGTTTACACTCAAAAAGAGTATGCAAATTATGTGGAAAAAGGCACGGGTGAGTTTATCGGCCATAGCGCTTGGGTGATTAAACCCAAAGAAGGCCGCAAAGCTTTAAAAATACCGATGGCCGGTGGCTTTATATTACGCAGGGCTGTTACGCACCACGGTAGCCGCCCTTTTCCGTTTATGTTTGCAGACGTGCCCGCGCGGACAGAACATATGAAACAAAAAATACTCAGCGTATTAATGAGGGCTTATGTCTAAGTACGCCACTTTAGCTGATTGCCAAGATCCCAGCGTTATCGTCACTGATGATCATTTAAATGATGCTGATGTGTTTGTCGATTTAGCTTTAAATACAGCGGGTATTACTTACGCAGAAATACAAGCCCTGACCTTGCCAAATCTTACGCTTAAAACCATAGCGGTTTATTGGGCTAAGCATTTAGCATGCAACGAAGGCATTATGACCGACAGCACTGCATTAATCAGCAAAGGCGATAGATACAAAGCCGATGCAGAAGCCTTAAGCAAACGTTTAAACAAAACCGTTTTAGGCATTGTACAAACTACGGTTAGCAGTGGTTATGGATCGGTAACGATAGGGCGTGGTTAATGAGCATTGCAGCGTTAATGGCCGCAAGACAAAAGCTATCCACTGATGCCGATTTAACAGCCTATTTGCTCGATCGATATAGCAAGCCAGCTAAACATATTGTCGGATACAGAAGACCAAACAACGCTAATGATTTCCCCGTGCTGTGTTACACGCCAGCCATGTCCACCAGGGCAGACCAAATTGGCGGGCGTAATAAAGAGCGTATTAGCATTGTGGTCGGCGTGCATGAGCCAGCGATTACAGATGATGTGTTTGATGGAATAACCCAGTTGGCAGCCATTGAGGATCTTATTTTTAAATGTATGGAA